CCATTCAGTCGTCGTTAGCTTTGGCACGCTCGCGCCCTGCTTCTAGCGCCTTGCGAGCGATGGTGTGCGCGTCGTCGGCGTTGTCTCGCCCCATGTTGGCGATGGTGTGTAGCGCCAGCTCGTAATGGCAGAGCGTGTGCACCGTGTTGACGTAGTTGCGTACGATGGCGTCGAGTTCAGCTTTTGGAATGTCCATTATTCACCCCTCGCCCGAATCGCGGCGGCAATCTCGCCGTTTAAGTGCGGCCCTGCCACCTTCGCACACGCCTCACGCTCGGCGGCTACAGCAAGCGCGGCTAACTTCACTTCCAAATCAGACGGTTTAAGTACTGCGCCGAAATGCTCTAGTGCTAGTTGGATGATGTCGTCGCGGGTCATCGCGGTTGCTCCGGTTCTGGGTTTGTATTAGTGAATTTCAACTGAACACCGCCGTTCACTTCTTCAATGACAAAGTACCGAAGTTTTCTGTGGGCATCTGTGAGCATTGACGCAAGCGCAATAGTGCTGCCGTAAATTCGTCGTGTGGTGTCGGTCACCGATGTGCTGGCTATTATTCCTTGGTTAATTACTATGTCGCTCATTTCGGTTGCTCCTATCTTGCGCGGATTGCATCAGCAATAAACTTGGCTCGGTATTGTTCAATGGATGTAAGCGCGGGGCTGTCGGCTTGTTCTTCACACACCTTCGCACACGCCTCCCGCTCGGCTGCGGCAACGAGTGCGGCGAAGCGTTCAAACTTATCAACGTCCTCTACTTTTATAGTGAATCCAACTTCACGCGCTACTTGAATGATGCTGTCAAGGGTCATTTGCTCTCTCCCCTCGCACGGATGGCGGCAGTAATAGCGACAATGACAGCATCAATTTCCTCGTTTGCTTTATCAGCCCCACAATCACATTCAACCCCTGCATCGTCGTTAGCGCATCCTTCCTCGTGCTTAGGGCAGGAGTACCACTTATCCTCACAGTAGTAATGGGTACGCCTATTGTTTTTTAAGGTTTCCACGGCCTGTTCTGCAACGACAGTCCACTTTTCACGTTCGGCTGCGGCAATCAGGGCGGCAAATTTATAGACTCGCTCAAAGGCTAATGCGCCAATGACATAAGTTTCTGCCCACAACTTGTTTATTTCCTTACTAGTCATTTCGCACCTAATTTACGAAGTTTTTGAGCCACGTGACGTCCGTAATATGGCCTGTCCTCTTCCTTGTCAAAAACCATAGCAAGCCTTTCTCGCTCGGCTGCGGCAACAAGGGCGGCGAATTTCACGATGAACAACCAATTAGGCGTGTTGGTGATCCACGCCTCCGTGTATCCAGTCTGTTGCGCCAATCGGATGATGTCGTCGCGGGTCATCGCTCCACCTCTCGCACCAGGCGATCAATAAACCACAGAGCTTTTTTATACTCCTCAGCCCGTGCGGCGTCATGGTCGCCGTGCTTATGGCCGACGCGGCTCAGGTACTTGAGCGCCGATAGGCGTAGATAACCCTCGAACTCCTCGGGCGTACTCTTAGCCCTCATGTAGTCGATCGTTTCAATACCGCCGACTTTGTAATGGTCGGGGTTGATCGCGTCGGGCGTACTGTCGGCCTCGGCGTGCGTACTGTCGCTCCCATAGGGCCACGCGTTGTACTCAGCCATTACCGCATCGAGCTCCTCTTTAGTCAGCCTACATGTGCGCTCCAAGCGGCTCTCGGGCGCTCGGTACATAGTCTCGGGGTCTATAGGCGGCTTACTCTCAAATGGATCAGCCGGCCGGCCCATGTCACGTTGGAACGCGTCCCACTCATCGAACGTCATGCGTATGTCCATAGTTATGGTCCTCACCAGTAGTCACCACCCCAACGCCGCCGACTGCACGCCCAGTTCGGGGGCGGCACGCGGCGCCACTCGTCACGCCGTGCGGCGTCCATGCGACGCAGCGCGCCTCTCAGCCACGCGAACCAACGGCTCACGCTACGCCCTCGGGTAGCTCGATCGCCTTGCAGCCCAAAGCAAGCGCCACGATCGCATCAGCTTGACTCTGCGTCATGCGTAGCGCGTCCTCGACACGCTCGACCGGGCGTGATGTGCCCGTGTAGGCGCCCTCAGCGTCACGGTCGAGTGTTAGATAGCGGCCCTCGTACTCGGGGCCGCCGATGGTGTATTGAATGACCCAACGCTTGCCGCTCATCGCAGCACCTCCCACGCGTCAGACTTGCGCTCGGCGAGCTTGAAGTTAGCGATGGGCCAACGGCGCAGCAGCTTAGACGCTGGCCACGCTAGCAGGACGGTTCCTGCGTCGTGCCTCCAGCAGCCCTCCTCAGTCGCGCCCGCGTCCGTGTAGTAGAACGCGCGGCGCATGCCGGTCAGGTTGCCGGCTGTGGTGCCTAGCACCACAGGGTCGAGCGCGAGCGTACACGCGTCGGTCGTAAGTATTGTCTTGCCCTTGGGCTCACCTTTAACGGCCGCCGTGGCGAACGTGTCCGCATGTGCGGCCGTGGTGAGTGTCAGTGCGGCGATCGCCGCGAGTGTCATCGTCTTCATTGTGTCGTCTCCTTTGGTTGTAAATAGTTAGGCAGCTTCAGACTGTGCGCAGTCGGCGGCGTACTCGACAAGGTGCCGCGCGATCGCGTGCCATTCCACCTCTTGCAGGAAGGCGAGCGCCCAGCCCTCAGCCACGCCGCCGCCCGTGTCGTCGAGTGAGTTATAGACCACCTCTTGCGCGTGCTCGCGCGCCCATTGTGCGGCGTCGTACGCTTCCGGCACCTCGCCGCCGAAATACTCGCGCACGTCGAGCCCGTCGAAAACTTCGATATTGACTCGCCACGTCGCATAGTTAGGCCAGCCGTTATAGGTCGTGTCAGTTGCAGTCGTCATAGTGTGTACTCCAGTTTAGTTGAGTGAGTTAGGCAGCTTCGGCGGCCACGTCGGCGGCCGTCTCGGCGCTGTAGGCGAGGGCGTCATCATGGGCCATGCGGCAGGCCATGCGCGCCACGTCGGCGCCGAGGTCGTTGCGCATGGGCATAACGAGCGCGAGCACGCCGATGGTGTTGTCCGTGATCACGGTCGGGAACTCGCCGCGCATGTGGATACGGATGGCGTGTTGGCCGGTCGCCTTCTTGGACACGTTGCGCGCGATGGAGAGCGCCTCGCATGCGTCGGCAAGGTACTGAGTGTTAAGCACAGCCGGCACCTGATCGCCTACGGCGTCGGGCGTCGGCACCACGCGGCGCCACTCTGGGAATCGGCCGTCGATCGTGAGCCCTTGAACCTGGCCGGTCGGCGTGGCGATCGTCACTGAGCGCGCGCCGCTGGCGCTCGGTGCATTGGCGCCGATCGTCAGGGTCACGTCTACAGCGCCCAGCGCCTTGCCGCGCGCGTATTCGCCGCCGAATTGCTTGAGCGCGGCGTCTAGCAGGTCGTTTGGGATGATGACAGGCGCCGCGTCTAGCCTCACGCCGCGCGCGTTGGCGGCGAATAGGCGGTGGCCGTCAGTGGCCACTACCTTGCCGGCGGTCGTGTCGAGGTACACGCCTTGCAAGTAGTAGCGCACGTCTTTGTCAGCTGAGTGAGTACGGGCAGCGCGGAGCGTGGCGAGAGAAACAGTGAGAGTGTATTGCATGGCGATTAGTCCTTTAGGTTAGTTTAGTGAACGTGATTATTTTACAGAGTGTGGCGCAAGTGGTCAATGATCGAAGCGATGCCGCCGACGATCACGCCACCATAGGCGAGCGTAATATCGTCGGCGACGAATCCGTAAGCGGCGACGACGACGCCACAATAAACGGTAAGGTTGAGGATGCGAGTCATGATCGCACCTCGCACTTCTGATAGTCCGGGTGAAATATGCCGACCGAATAGCCTAGGGACTTAAGCGCCCACATATGAGCCGCGCGATAGTCGTCACGCTCAACAGCACGGATCGCATCGGTTAAGCAAACGCGAGCCGATGACTCTTGAATGGCGTTTGTCAGATTTTTACGAGCAAGAATAATGGCTTTGTTGGCTTCGGTGATCATGTTGTGTTACTCCAGGTGCGTTGTCAGTGAGTACAGATTAAATGCGGGCGCATGGCTTGTCAAACTATTTCTTACAATAATATATACACAAAACGCTTGGCATTTTTCCGTTGGGTAATTTGGGTCATTCGTTGGGTCATGAAATTTAACAGAATTGCCCAACGTTAAACGCTTGAAAACATAGGGAGAATTGAGGCTGTTGGGTAATTTGGGTCATGGTTGTATGCTAAAGCTGGAAAATCTATATTTTGGCTGTGAAATTTCACAGCTGTAATTTGACAGTGAAATCCTCGACCGGCACCGATGCTGGTGGGTCATGCCCAAATTGCCCAACGGTCGTCCGCCTGATGGTTTTGGGCATTTTGGGCTATTTGTTTTCGGTTGCCCAAATTGCCCAACGCTTGACGGCCGCATGGCTCAAAACCGACTTGCGTGGGCATTGCCCAAACTACCCAACGCCCGCCACGCCAGGCTGCTGCAATGTTATAACGTTGCGTGCTCGGAGCATGGGGGGGGAAGGGCCAGAGGGCGACAGGTCACTGTTACGTTGGGCTTACAAGAAATTTTTTTTATTTCCACAGCAAACAGCCGTAACCCCTTGTCTTACACGTCACAAGCAACTATCCTCGCGTTGCGGTGTCTGACCAGGTGCGCTGGTAGCGACCGGGAGGAAGCTGAAGGCACAATCGTGCTGCATATCTAAGGCACTCCGCCCCGGCACACAGGCTCGACGGATGTTCGAGATCGCGGCCTCCCGGCAGGGGATCCTGCACATCGCTTGTCATTTCCTTACGCGCACGGTACTGTTGACGCATGTTCAAGTCGCTCCCGTTTGAGCCTCGCCAGATCAAGGCGACCGAAGCACGCCTTCAGGCGATTTATGACGCCGCCGCGCTCGGGCTGAAGGGTGATAGTCTTGCTTTGGCAGCGGGGATGCTGCCGTCAGAATATCGACAGCTATGCCAACTAGACCCCCTAGCGGCAATGGCGGAGGCCAAGGGTCGTGCGGACAGTGAATCTGAGGCCGCGAACCAATTGCGTCTTGCGGCTCGCAATGGCGATACAAAGGCTTCTCTTGCCATACTCCAGCACGTGCATGGCTGGGTCGCCAAGCAGCAGGTGCAGGTGGACATCCAGCAGCAGATTAGCATCACAGCGGCGCTGCAAGAGGCGAACGCTCGCGTTATCGAGGGCCGAGTTCTGTCGGATACACCGGCTGCACTGACCCACGCTTCCACCCGCGCGGCATCCGCGCTGACGGCAGACTATGCAACTACCGATCTATAGCGCCGAGGACGAGCAGCGCCTCATGGCGCAGCTGTGGACGCCCGCCATCAAGGACGACCCGGAGGCGTTCGTGCTGTTTGCGTTCCCGTGGGGGCAGAAGGACACGCCGCTGGAGCACTTCCATGGGCCGCGCAAGTGGCAGCGCAAGGTGCTGCGGGAGCTAGCCGAGCACATCGCCAAGAACAAGACGGCCTCTGCGTATGAGGTCATGCGCATGGCGACGGCTTCGGGGCGCGGTATCGGTAAATCTGCTTTGGTTTCTTGGCTAATTCTATGGATGTTATCAACTAGAATTGGTTCCACGACCATTGTGTCGGCTAACTCGGAAGCGCAGTTGCGGTCGGTCACCTGGGCCGAGGTGACTAAGTGGCTGGCGCTGCTGATCAACAGCCATTGGTTTGAGGTGTCCGCCACACGCGTCATGCCGGCTAAGTGGCTCGCGGAGCTGGTGGAGCGAGACCTGAAGAAAGGTACGCGCTACTGGTCGGTGGAGGGGCGGCTCTGGAGCGAGGAGAACCCCGACGCGTACGCGGGCGTGCACAACCACGACGGCGTGATGGTGATCTTTGACGAGGCGTCGGGTATACCTGACCCGATCTGGTCGGTGACGGCGGGGTTCTTTACGGAGAACACACCAAACCGCTTTTGGTGTGCGTTTAGCAACCCACGACGCAATGAGGGGTACTTCTATGAGTGCTTCAACGGCAAACGAGCCTTCTGGAAAACGCAGAACATCGACGCGCGGCAAGTCGAGGACACGGACAAAGCCGTCTACGAGCAGATCATCGCCGAGTACGGCGCCGACAGCACCCAAGCGCGAGTGGAGGTGTACGGAGAGTTTCCTTCGGACGGCGACGACCAGTTCATTAGTCCGCGAATTGTGGAGGAGGCTATGGCGCGGCCACGGTACAAGGACGAGAGCGCGCCACGCATTATCGGAGTCGATCCAGCGCGAGGCGGAGCTGACAGTACGGTCATCGTTGTTCGACAAGGACGAGATATTGTCGCGATTAAACGCTACCAAGGCGAAGACACGATGGAAACGGTCGGACGCGTCATCGACGCAATAGAAGAGTACCAACCGGCGCTCACGGTCATCGACGAGGGTGGACTCGGTTACGGCGTACTTGACCGGCTGAAAGAGCAGCGGTATAAGGTTCGTGGGGTAAACTTTGGCTGGAAGTCGAAGAACCCGGCGATGTATCAGAACAAACGCTCCGAGATGTGGGGCGACATGCGTGAGTGGCTCAAGACGGCTGCTCTGCCGCAGGATCGGGCGCTCAAGTCCGACATCTGTGGCCCGCATCAGAAGTTCAACTCGGCCGGGGCGATCTTGCTAGAGAGCAAGAAGGATATGAAAGCTAGAGGGTTGGCCTCACCCGATGCGGCGGACGCACTCGCAGTGACGTTCGCGTATCCGGTCGCAGGACGGGAGTATCGGGAGAAGCCGCGTACGCTACGCATGTCGCAGGGCAACGCGGTCGCAAACAGTTGGATGGGTGCCTAGTGGCTAAGAACGGCGAAAGAGCAAAAGCGTCACTTAGAAGGTGGAAGTGTGGCTAAACCAGGTCTTTACAGCAATATTCAAGCTAAACGGGCTCGCATTGCGGCCGGTAGTGGTGAGAAGATGCGCAAACCCGGAAGCAAAGGCGCTCCAACGGCCAAAACCTTCCGACAATCAGCCAAAACGGCTAAAAAGAGGAAGTAATCATGGCATACGGCCCTGTTGGCGTCTCTCGACGCGCTACTATTGGCGACATGTTGGCTCAACCGTCTGGCGCACCGGCTAAACAGCCTCGGATGCCTATGCCGCGCAAGCGTGTGGCGCAGGACATTGTACGTACAACGGCGGATTTTCGCCCCTCGCCGATGCCGATGCGCAACCGAGGGAGAATGGCCTAATGCCGTTAGTCAAGTCTGCAAGCAAATCGGCGTTCCGACGAAACGTCAAGGCCGAAATGAAGGCCGGCAAGCCGCAAAAGCAAGCCGTGGCCATTGCGTATTCGGTCAAGCGAAAGGCGCAAGGTAAAAAGAGCAAGTAATGGCTAAAGATCCCACTGGAATCATCGGTGCAGGCTACGTAGCGAACTCGCCTACGTCGCGGGGCAATCGCAAGAAAGACCCTGCGGACGTTCTGGCGCAAGCGCGCGACCGGATGCAGATGGCCCTCTCGGCGTACAGCGACAGCCGTGAGGATGAGCTGGACGACCTGCGCTTCATGGCAGGCTCGCCTGACAACCAGTGGCAGTGGCCGCAGGACGTGCTGGCCACACGCGGATCGGTGCAAGGCCAGACGGTCAACGCGCGTCCGTGTCTGACCATCAACAAGCTGCCGCAACATGTGCGGCAAGTTACGAACGATCAGCGACAGAACCGCCCGTCGGGCAAGGTCATCCCTGTCGATGACAAGGCGGACATTGAGGTCGCTGAGATATTCGATGGCATCGTGCGGCACATTGAGTACATCTCTGACGCCGACGTAGCCTACGACACCGCGTGCGAGAACCAAGTCACCTACGGTGAAGGTTACTTGCGAATCTTGACGGAATACTGCGACGAGAACACTTTTGAGCAGGACATCCGCATCGGTCGCGTACGCAACAGCTTTAGCGTGTACATGGATCCATCCATTCAGGATCCGTGCGGCTCGGACGCCGAGTGGTGCTTCATCACCGAAGACATCCCTAAGAGCGACTACGAGCGGCTGTACCCGAACGCAGAGCCCATCTCATCCATCTTGCAGCGTGGTGTCGGTGACGCAGCGCTCAACAACTGGATCAACCGTGATACGGTGCGTATCGCGGAGTATTTTTACAAAGAACACTCCAGCGCTACGCTGAACCTGTACCCTGGCAACCAGACGGCCTTTGATGGCTCACCGGAAGCCAAGGAACTAGAGATGCTAGGCCTTCAGCCGGTGCGCACACGCGACGTAGATGTCGTGCGCATCAAGTGGATGAAGACCAACGGCTACGAGATTCTTGAAGAGCAAGAGTGGCCGGGCAAGTGGATCCCGGTCGTGCGCGTCGTCGGCAACGAGTTTGAAGTCGAAGGACGCATGTACATCTCTGGCCTTGTGCGTAACGCCAAGGACGCCCAGCGCATGTACAACT